GGAATTACCTCCCAGAGGCTCAACCGTCTCAAGACGGCGACCAATGAGGGTGGTGCTGACGACGCTTCTCGTGATGTGCTCATGCGCGGCAGAAGAAACATGGCACGACAGGTTCATCGCAGACAACTGTGGCCGGTGCCCCGAGTGCTGCGCCGAGGTGCCCGTCAGCCGCGAGGAAGAGGGCGATGACGATCTGTCTGCCTTTGGCGTGCAGCCACTCTACGCCAACCGTCAGGCCGCAGCGGAGGGTGCCGGCGCCTGCCTCGAGGAGAACAGCGAGCTCGTGTCTGAGTTTGGGTGGTCGACCAACCAACTGCGAGACTTTTGTGGGGATGATGATGGCGGTCTATAGGTATCGATGCCCACTGTGCGCGATCCAGTTTACGCGAATGCAGAAGATGGGCGCACCCGCGCCAGACGCGTGCCCTAGAGAGGGATGCGGTGGTGGGCCAGAAAAGGTGCCATCGAGGACAGCGTTCCAACTCAAGGGCCGGGGATGGTTCGCTGACGGGTATTAACTTACGTGACGGTTTCGAGACCGTCTGAAGCCACGGAGAATCGGAACATGACACCAAAGCAGACACCAAACCCATTAACGTGGGGAGGCGCTTCAGCATTACGAGAACAGCGCAGAGAGCGGTGGGTGAAGTGCCCGGTCTGCGAGTGCGGCTACGATAATGCTCACCCCTGCAAGATGTGTGGGTTCGGGTGGGCAGACGACATTGGGGAGAGGAGAGCCAAGTGGAAGGCGCTTGGTGTTCACTTGGAGTTGGATCCCATTACTGGGATGAGGTTCTGGAGCGATCTAAAACAGGTCTAACTGGCGCCGCGTACCCTTGCTTGTCTGTGCCCAGTACGCCATGTCTGAGGGGGTAAGCGGGGTGTACTTCTTGCTGCACAGTGACCCGACTCGAGGGCCCGCCCACCCACATGTCCCTGCCCAAACCACCAGGCATGACCCCACCGGGTTGCCGCTCACAGCGTGACCACTGTCGGCGCCAACGAAAGAGATGCGCCCACGGAAGAACCAAATCTCCGCTGCGGCGTCGAGCGCGTGCTCGTGAAACCATTGGACATCAGGGGTCGACGGAACAAGGGCCACAGCGGTCGTGACCTCTCCGTCAGCGACGGCACGCCGAGCTCGAGCGGTGAATTGTGATACCTGCGAGTATGGAGGGTTCATGTAGACGGAGTCGCCAAGCTTCGACCAGTCACCAAGCAGGGCACTCTCCCCTTCGGTGAAGAACAGATCCTCTAGAGCGTTTTCAGCAGATGCACATACATCGCCCGTAAATGTAAACCTTGCACGCAGGGAGTCATACAGGTCGCGTGGTGTACGCCAATCATCCCTACTGTGCTCTGTTGTGCGCCTGTGTGGGGCGCGGTCAGGATGTGTGAGTAAAAATGCGCTATCATGTTCCATGTGTCATATATGACGCATGGAGATCAAAGTTGCCAGACCCACACGCAAATACTGTAGCGTTCCCTTCCCCGCCGCCGGCAGGGAGGGCGCCGCGCCAGGACGGCCCTGGACAACTCATTCCAATCACAAGTGTTGCCGAAATATCGGACGAGATGATGCGTCGATGGACCGACCCCCTGGCTATGGGCGCGGAGTCTTTCGCGCCATGGGTCCAACTGGTCTACAAGGACATTCTCATCTGCCGGTTTGTCGATGCTGGGGTTGAGGTTCCTGATGGATTCTTCCACTCGATTGTCCCGCTGCGCCCTCGAGACGTGTCAGCAATCAGGAGTCAGATCAGGTGGTCGCTCCTCAGAGGGCGATGATATGGCCCACCTTCTTTTTTGTCTTCAGCATGCTTGCGCGGATTGGGAACATGCCAACCTGCATGCTTGCGCGTAGCCTCTCGAGAGCCTGAGACATGGCATCAACCTGATCGTCGTGTGGCCCAACCGGAAACGATGCCGCTTCGGCCAGGAGGTCGGTTACCCACGGCCAGTTTGCCGGGTCTGGCAGCAGAACATTGCCCGCCTCGATCAGTGCGCTGACGGCAGAGATTCTGGCCAACTTTGAATTCTTTGGTGTGATTGGGATGATGCCTGGGATCTCATTCTTCAGGCTATCGATGATGGCTGGACCGTTCGCCTTGTCCTCTACGAGGATGGCGCTGGTTTCAGGCCATGCCATATAGAGGGTTTTGAATGCCGTCAACGTGCCTGGGAAGTCCATCCTGCGCCGAACCTGATCAAGCAGATAAAAGTCGGTGCCCACCCGACCCCATACTTGACCAACGACATACGACCCAGAAGTAGCCTTGAAGGACATGTCCCAACTCTGAATGATCTCATCAAAATTCTCTGGTCGCTCCGCGTAAAAGCGCCACCACTCACGCTTGATCATGCCGCCGCCGGCAGGAGCTGGGCGCTGCTGTAGTTGTGCCGCTGCAGCGTAGGCGCCTAGGCGGCTCTTCAACTCGTCCAACTCCTGCTTCCCGAACCGCTCGGGCCACAGGAGGTCTCCCTCTACCGTGCGCGGGTCCTTCCAGTTGAGCCCTGTAAAACTGCGCGGTCCGTCATATTCTGCCGCGAGGCAGAGATGCTCGTATCCTCCCTGCTCGAGGACGTGGCCGCATAGGTCAAGCGCGTGGACGCGCTGCCCGACTATGACCTTGGCAACAGTCCTCGGGTCGTTCCCTCGCGTGGACATTTCAGAGTCCCACCATGACAGAGCGGCCTCTCGGATCCGGTCGCTAGGAATGTCGCCGACCTTGTGTGGATCATCGACAACCACCCTGTCGCCGCCCTCGCCCGTCGCAGACCCGCCAACAGAAGTTGAGACCCGATACCCTGTGGCGTGGTTCTCGAATCTGGCTTTCTGGTTTTGGTCAGACGTAAGACGCACGTCAGGCCAAAGCGTCTGATACCACGGGCTCTCGAGAATGCGTCTGCACTTCAGAGAGTCTCGAATGGAAAGGGTCTGTGCGTAGGACGCGAAGAGCCAGCGGGTCTCAGACTTGAGCGTCCATTCCCAGCATGGCCAGAAAACGCAAACAAGCAATGATTTCATATGCCTAGGGGGCATATTTATAAGAAGATTCCGTATTTCACCCCTGCTCACAGCCTCGAGGTGTTCACAAATGGAATCAATGTGCCAGCCATGCTTGTACTGGGTGGCCGGCTCTACGACATGCCAGCAGGCCTTGGCGAACGCCGACAAGCTACGCTCACACTGCCTGCGCTGTAACTCACGGGCAGCAATCGCCGTGCTGATGTCCATCAGTGGACAATCTTGCCCTCGAGGGAGGCAGCTTGCGCTTCACGGAGAATCTTCTGCAACTCTTCGTCCGTCATCTCCTTGGCTGCATCAACCTGCGCCGATGTGTGGTTCACGTCCACTTGACGAGGCATTAGGTTGCCATCCAGCTTGGCAAGCAACTCTTCAGCGCGAAGGACCAGGCGGTAATTCCTCTCACCCCACATCGTAACGATGTATTGGCGTATCCTCATGCGCTGCTCGTGTCGCCGGTCGCCCACGTCCCTGGTGTCTTCTTCTGCAGCCGCTGCCGCCCACTTGTCCGTAATTGTTTTGATCCACCGAGAGGCTGTGCGTGAGCTCACACCAAACTTCTCTTTGGCTCGGCGGGCAACGGTGCGTGGAGGTGTGCAGGCTAACAGTAGCTTCTCGACATAATCGAGTCGCTCGTCCATCTGCGCATTCGTCGATCTTGGTACAAATGTATTGCTCTTCATGTACTCAAAGGTAGTACCAACTGCGACAGACGTCAACCGAAGGGGCCCGAGGCACGCTGAACGAAGGTCTGCTTGTTCCTGAAAAACGTGGCGTGGACATTGCCTGTCCGACCATGCCGGTGTTTCAGTACACGGATGACGCAGTCGGGTGCGAGTTGATCAAGATCCGTCTCGGTCTCGTAGTCGATCCGGAGTATGGCGGCAGCATCATGCTCCACGGCGCGGCTTTCCCTCACCTGGCCATCGGCGTTTATCTGGGAGAGGGCAACCACAGGGCACTCTGACTCACGGCAAAGACGGAGGAGGGATCCTGAGATGGATGCGACCTGCCTTTCCCGAGAGTACGCCTGGTCAGCATCAAGAAGCTGCAGGTAGTCAACCACGATCATGTCGACGGGCGCCGTTGCGTTCTGTCGACGGCAGATTCGCCTCAAGCTAGAGACGTGAAGTCCAGGCTTGTCGATTATGGTGAGCATGTCGCCGAGGTTCGTCAGGGTCTTCGCCGCAGAAATAATGTCCACGCGCTCCAACTCAGAGAGATACCCGGTGCGAATATTCTCACCGTCCACTTGCGCCTCGATAGCAATGAGTCTGCGTGCAAGATCTGTTGACGACATCTCGAGGCTGACATACACGACACGGTTCCCCTTATGCGCCGCCGCTAGCGCGGCCCCCAACCCGAAGGCAGACTTGCCCTTACCCGTCGCCGCGCTCAGGATATACAGGTTGGACGGCAAGTAGCCTCCGAGGATGGAGTCCAGCCGGCTCATGCCAGTAGGCACGCCAATGACAGACGTCTTGTTCTCGTGACGCTCACGCGTTTCCTTCATCGCAACGCGGACAGCGTCGTTGACTGGAATTAGTTGAATGTCTGAGTTGTCGGATATGGAAAGCAGGCTCTCTACAGCACCGTCCACAATCGAGTTAACCTCATCGTGGGATGACGTCTTGGCATTAGAGACGAGTCCCGACCCGGCCTGGGCGAGCTCCCGAAGGCGGGCATGCCCACTCACAATGCCGGCGTGTGACTCTGCGCCAAGCGCCGTACCCATCTCGTCGAGTGAGACAATGGCGTCGATGCCGCCCACCAGCGCCAGATCTCCTGACGAGTCCAAGTGGTTGGCCACGCTCACAGGGTCAACCCGCTGGCCGTCGTCGTGCAACTCAATCATGGCCTGAAGGATGCGCCCCATTGGTGCGCTAGAGAAGTGCTCTGGCGCAACGATGTCACACACCCTGTCTAGGGTGCTCTGGTCGAGAAAGACGGCGCCAAGCACGGCACGCTCGGCAGCTCGTGCGCCGCGACTCACGACTGCCTCCAGTCGTCGGCATCAATCTCAACGATGGTTGAGCATCCCAGCATCCGGCTGAGAGAGTGCGCTCCGATTTTGCCGCTCCCCTCGAGGCTCCCATCACTGCCTGTGCCCACCCTGTAATTTGTGGCGAACACCGTGAACAGTTGGTGGTCATATCGGTGGTTGACTATCTCCTGCAGGAGGCCAACCTCAAACTCGGTCCCGCGACCGCTGCCCACCTCGTCAAGACATACGAGCCTTGCCTTCATCGCCTCAGACACGGTTGCGCGGTAGGTGGCACTGTCGACACCCGAGAAGGCGGCGCGTCCTGCGGAATACAACTCCTCTAAGTTAATGTATCGCCCAGAGATCCCGTTCGCCGAGGCGTTCCTCAGAATGGCAACGAGCAGGTGCGTTTTTCCTACGCCTGGGGGGCCAGACAGGACGAGCCACGACCCGTCGGATTCGGGCCACGATACGCAGGCCTCTTTAGCCGCCTCGAGCGCAGCACTGTTGGCCGTGAAGTTACCGAACGATGAACGGGAGTGGCGCGGTGGCACCCCGGCACCACCAAAGATAATGGACTCGAGCGTGCTGCAGTCCACGCATGGCGCCGACCGCCTCTCGTCTTGTAGGGTGACCACGATCTTTCCAACGCCTCCGCACGTTGAACATCTCTCCATTATGACTTCCTCCATGCCTCCCTAGACGGTGGCGATACGCGTTTCTTCCTGCCGCTTCCCTCTAGCCTCTTTTTGAGCATTGCTACCGGCCTCTCCGCGCCGCCACACTCGGAGAGCTCCTCTGCGCACCGCTGCAGCCCGTACTTTTCCGCTAGCGCCATAAGCGTTCGTGCGCTGGTGGGATCGAGGCATAATGGCCGTCCCCGCCTGCCGTTTGTAGAGATGCACTCAATCGCGAGTGACTCGAGGTCACGTAAACTCTTTAGACGGACTTCATCCTGCGCACCCATCGCGCCGGCATTGTCACGATGAGGGGTGGCGTGGGGGTCTACCTTGGGAGCGGATCGGGTTCTTCCGGCGCCACGGGGGTCGGGTTGATACTCACGCCAGTTGGGCGTCGTCCAGCCGGTCTTGGTCCTGATATGAGGACCGCCTCGACCGCCCACGTCGACATCTTCGCCGCCCTCGATCAGTAACCCAACACTCTTTGCGCGTGCGATAGCGTCGGAGATTATACCCTCGTCAAGGCCTAGATCCATGGAGACAAGGGACGGGTCGAGATAGTCGTCAGGAATATACCCTCGGTGTTCTCCCATCAGTACCAGCAAGTACGGCCATAGGTATGCGCAACGCGCCCGACGGACCTTCGGGTCGTGATAGAATGATATGTTGAGACGCACCCAGCGGGTGCCAATTCCAGACGCCAAGACTTCCTCCGCATGCACCTGAGCACAACGATGGTACGAAATTACATCGGAACCGTCAATATCTATTTTTTTCGGACCGTGTAAGTCTTTTTTGTGCACTTTGTGCCCTAAATATGTATAATAGTGGCTCAGATAACCAGATCTGGAGGATCACTGTGGCTATCCTTATAACACAAACTTTTCGCCGCCGCGCAGCCGCTCGGCTCGCCTTCCTCGAGTCGAGTGTAAGTGAGATCTGTAAGGCGTGGGGCGCCTTCGGGGTGGGAGTCAACGGCGCACTGATGAAACCCTACAGGTATCGTCGCGTCATGTCCTCTGAGAACCCGACACTCCACGACTACGCGACAATAAGCGAGATGCTAGGGGTCGACCTACGGGCCCTCCTATTTGAAGAGGCTGATGTTTCACAACTAGAAGACGTGGGGGAACCGCCCCACCTCATTCGGTGGCGCACGAGCGCCGTGGACCCAAAAACTGCGAGGGGAACAGCAAATGGCTGACGACACTTTCTTTTCTGGTCACGAGGCTGAACCCAAGGGGTTCTTCCAGGCGGCAGAGGGCGACATCAGTGGAGCATTCGTCGTGGCAAGACTTGTGCTCAATCAGAGCGAAGCGGCACGGTCGCTCGGCGGCGAAGAACGCTTCCTCGCGGAAGCTTCGGTGGCACGCCTGGTGCTCGAGCGCCTCGATGTGGCAAGGGCCGTCGACGCGATGGAGAAGCAGCAGGAAATCGAGAAGCTTGAGGCGGTCTACGGGAAGAGACCAGTGGTTACGCAAGAAGAGCTCGGTCGCCAGGTCGACAATATTGGGGGTGCATCATGAGTCCAGAGGAACGGAGGGAGTGGCTGCATACACGGTCCATGATGATCGGGGCGTCAGACATTGGCAAGATCAGAGGCTCCAACCCGTGGGCTGGGCCACACGACGTATGGATCACGAAGGCACCCGTGCGCGAGGCACTTGAATTGGGGGAGAACGAGGATCGTCAGAGCATCGTTCAGCAGCGCGGTACGGACGCGGAACCCCTCATACGCGAGTATGCCGCTAGCCGGCTCGCGTCTCGAGGGTGGACGGTAGCGGTTCCCTTCAAAGAGATTTACATGCACCCGACCATTGATGTCATTGGGGCGTCATGGGACGCGGAGATACTCAGGGATGGTGAGCTGGTCGGGCCCCTCGAAATAAAGAGCCTGGGCCCCTTCGCGCACAAGTGGAATGGCAAGGTCCCGGCGCACATCTGGCACCAAGTCCAACAACAAATGTCCACGCGGCCCGAATCTTCGTTGGCCATCGTTGCCGCAGTCCGAAGTGATGAGCGGACATGGAAGGCAATCATTGACGGCGTCCTCACAATGGAGGTCGCCCTCGAATACGGTATGGCTCAATTTGAAATGCACGAGGTGGAGAAAGATGAGGCCTTTGAGGAAGACATCGCCCCAGCACTAAAAGAGTGGTGGGACACGTATGTCTCCACCGCAACGCCCCCTCCAGCAGACGCGACAGACGGATGCTCGTCTGCCCTCCTCGCAGCATACCCACAACGCGTCGGTGAGTTGTCGATGAGCACAGACATGTTGGAGTTGCTGCGTGACCGGGAGGCTCTACGGGCACAGATAAAGTCGCTCGAGGCCGACAAGAAACTGTACGACAACAAGATCCGCGAGACCCTTGG